CTACTCCACGCTATCGCTATCACCGCCCACGCTATCGCTAACATCTCCAACGCTGCTATTAGCTAACGCTAATAAATCGCTCATGTTCATTTGCGCTAAATTAGTGTTTTGATGGCTTTCTACAACCTGGATCTGATCTTTGCCAAACAAACTAACGCCCGCATCAATGAAAAGTTTAGAAACCTTTTCAGCCGCTACGATAATGTTAGCGCTATCCTTTTCGTTATTAGTCAAGCTCGATCGCTTAATCATCTTAATCAGCTCACCTCTAGCCACCACCGCGCAAAATAAGATCTGTTTTTTAATATAAGCGGTGTTCATCGCTTTTAATAATAATTCGTCGCTCGTAGTTTCGGTGATCGCTTCTAAAACGATCGGATCTAAGTTCAAGTGATCTAAGCTTTGTTTTAACACTTCTTTAACTTCTTCTTTTTTCGTGTCTAAAAACAAATCCATGTTTTTTTCGGTCAATTTATCGCCTAGAATTTCTTTTATTTCTTTTTCTTCTAAATCTTTAGTAATCTTTCTTTTCATCCAAGCTTGACGTGTTTTAATGTATCTTAAATAATTCTCGTTCATTTTGTATTTTTTCGCTAGTTCTCTTATGCTCATTCCTAGCGTTTCATACATCGCTCTGATTTCATTGAAAATTTTCCTACTCGTCCATTCGCCTTGATTGGCCCACTTGTTAAGCGTTTGTCGGCTTATGTTGAATTTAGCGGCGATCTCGCCTTGAGTGGCTAAAGTGTCCTCATAAGCTTCCCTAACCGCTCGCTTTAAATCTATCTGTGAAAGGGCTTCGTTATTTTCTTTTTCTTCTTCCATTACTGGCTTTCGTTCCTTAAGTTTTGGTATTTTTTGAGATCAATTTTTCCGCCTGTTTCGTTAATATAATCGGCTTTGTCTTGGTATTCTTTGATTTTCGCTAACAATAAAGGAGAAACATTACCGCCCAAACTTTCTAACATTTGCATGTTTTTCTTCAAGGAGTTCAATAGCACTTCTTGCGTTTGCGTGATCCTTGCGGTGTTTTCTTCCTTGCTTCTAGCGCCCCACTCTGTCATTTGTTTAGCTTCATCTCTTAATTTCTGCGTTACCTGCCCGCCTTGCGCCATCGTTTTAGCCACTCTGTTAGCATAACTGATCCTAGCGTTGTCGGTCTTAGCCAAATCGTAATCAACACCTTTCAATCCTCTTGTCTTGTGGTTGATCCATAGCTTAACCTGATTGATTAGCCCGCTGTGTTCTTGCGCTTTTTGAATTAAATCATTTCCTAAATCTAAAGCCTTAATATCGTCAAAAATATCCTGCGTAGCTTTGTTAATGCTCGCTAACCTGGTTTTATTCTCGGTCTTTAGGTTTAAATTTCCGTTTAGATTGACGTTTAGATCCATCCCTAAAAACTTTTTAGCCATGTAGTAGTCAAACGCCGTGATGCTTCTATTTTTGATCTTGTTGTCCAAATAAGCGATCCCGGTAGAAAGATAAGACGGCTCAGCTTCTAAATCTTTCACGCTTTTGTTAGCTAAATTTTCTAAATTTTGATTAGTTTCTAACTTTTCTAATCCTTGATCATTTTCGCTTTCGTTCGCTTTTTGTTGGGATTGTTTGAGCGGTTTATATAAGCTGTTTAGTTGTTCTTCAAAAATTTCGCTTTGCGTTTTTTCGTTGGTCATTCTTTCATCCTTTCTTTTAGATCACTTTGAAAATATTTTTTTTAAACGCTTCATCGTCTAGCTTGCCTTCTTTTATCAATTCTTTACGCTTCAAATTATAAGCGATCTCGTTTTCTATTTTCATTTTATTGTTCAAATTCTGGGCTTCAAGCATTAAAGCGTTTTGCAATAATTCCACCTTGTGGCTTTCTTGTATAGTCTGCAAGTAGGCTAACGCTTTTAATTCTGCTGATTTCAGAGCTTTGAGTTGCTTGGCTTCATTCAAAGCGTTTTCAATGGTTTCTTTAACGAAATTCTTTAAAAACTCGCTTTCAAGCTCTTTTAAAAACATTCCTTTCAAATTCTCGTTAATCACGCTAAAAAACGCTTTCGGTTGTGATGCTAAAAAACTAAAATCTAAATTCTTGATCACGCTTTCAGTGATAGCGTTCAATTGGGTTTCTAAAATCCCTAAAATCTTGCTGGTTAGGGCGTCTGTGGTTTTGCTCGTGGTTTCGGTGATGATTTCGTTTTTAGCCTGTTGCAGTTGGCTCTGTAGTTCTCTGTCTTGTAAAATATCTTTAAGCGAGGTTTTAATCTCGTTTTTTAGGTCAAGCTTTAAGGCGTTGGCGATCGCTTGCTTGTCAAATTGGCTTAATAATTCGTTGTGTATTTCTTCAGTTAAGGCTTGATTATTCACAAGCTCCTTAACCTTGTTTTTTACTAACAAAGGCATTTCCACTAATTCGCCGTTCAAATAGCCCTTGAAGGTGTTTTTTAGGCTTTCTAAATTTTCATTAGCCTTTTCTTTGACTAGATCGCTTAATTCGTTCCTCGCTAACGCTAACACTTCATCATTTTTTTGTTTGAGCGTTTCGCTTTCGTTAATGAGTTCTTGGATTTTATTATAGAGCTTCATTTTTTTCACTCCTTGCTATCTTTAGCAAGCATTCTATAAAAAACTTAAAAAACTTTTAAGGGTTATGTTTTTTAAAGGCGTTAATCAACGCTTCAAGGCTTTCTAACTTCGCCTCGCATGTGTTATCTTTGATAACGATTTTATGGTATTTGTCTTTTATTTTAGTTGTTTCTAAAAGCTTGTTAGCCTTGTATTGTTGGCTTGCTAATTCTAACTTTTGGATAACTTCGTTCTGTTTGATCAGATGCGCTTCGTTGTGGCTTAGCCTAACGTTTGCTAACGCTAATTTAGTTTTTAGATTAGCGCTAAAAACTAACAAAATAACGATGATGATATAAGGCATAATCCCCCTAAAAGCCCTAAAAATCAAGCCATAAGGCATTACCTAAAATCTAAACATAGGATTAGCATAAATTGCCTTAAACTCTTCCTTGCTTATCGTGTTAGTCTTGCCTTGCGTGTTGTTGGCGTTTGATCTTGGTGTTGGCGTTGTTGGCGTTTTCATAGGGTTATTATTATCCACGCTCACGCTCGCTTTAGCGCTTGGTTTTGCTTTCATTAGCCAGTCTTGTTGTTGTTTGTTAAACCGGTTTTCTTGCGCTAAAGCTTGCGCTTTGAGATCGTTCAAGCGTTTGTTTTGCTTGTGCATTTCTTCGTTCATAACCTGCTGTCTTTTAGCAAAATCCATGCTTTGCTCGGCTTGTCTTTTTTGCAAGTCAAAGGCTTCGGCTTGTTTCTTATCATTAGCTAAATCGCGCATTCTTTGATACTTCAAGGCTTCTTCTCTTATCTTAGCGTTATCAAAAAGGCTTCCTGCGTTCGCTATCGTATTCGCAAAATGGCCCATGCTTTCATTAAGCAATAAGTTAGCGTATCGTTGGTTATTCAACGCTTGATTAAAACTATCTAATCCACCCCTGCCTGCGGTGATGCTTTCAAAATATGCCATTAGTTGGTCCTTTCTTTGAGTTGGTTAGCTACCACGCTTATAGTGATATTTTTAGCTAAACTCGTTTTAGTGTTGCTCGCTTTGAAAGTGATCGTGTGCTTTCCTACCTTATCGCTTCTAAACAAAAACACGCTCCCGCTCGCTAATTGTTCGTTAGCTTCGTTATAAAAGCCTTCATTAGCATTCGCTAAAGTGCTAAAGCCCCATAACTTGATCGGCGCGTCTTTCAACACTTCTAATTTATCGCTAAAAACCTGTATGGAATTAACCTCGCTCTGTTGGTTCAACTTCTCTAATTCCTTACCTAACTCGTTTAGTAGCGTTTTGAGTTCGTTCGTTTGTTCTTTTCCTTTCACGGCAACGCTCCTATTGTCGTTTGATAAATTAAGTTGATCGTATTCACTGCCGATTTGCGCGATAATCTTAAACGCTGTTTCAAAATTGTGAAATGTGATCGTATTAGCCGCATTCGCTTGCACTTGCAATAAGCTCACAAATGCGTTCGCGCGGTTGATCATGGCGTTATCTTTTAGGCTTTTTAGCATCGCTTGGCATTGGATTAGCTTGTTTAATGTGTCCGCTTTGGCGCTTTGTAAGTTCGCTTGCATCCCTAAAAAGTCTATTTGCATTTTTGCTCTCACCTGTTCGCTTTGCAAATCTTGCGCCTGTTCGTTTAAAGCTAATTGCTCGCTTTGTAAAGCCGCTTGCATGCTCGTGGTGTTGAGTTCTTTGTTGTTGAAATTTTGCTTTTGTAGGGCTTCTTTGAATAATAAAAAATTCCTTATAAATCGGGTTGTATCCATTTCAAGCCTTTTTGACCACTTTTAACAAAAAATTTTCAACGCCCTTGTCTTTGACTAAATCAAAAAACTTTTTTATTGCTTCATTGCTTTTATAAATCATCTCTTCATCGTGTTGCATCCCTAACAAAATACACCCTAAAGTGTCATGCGCGGAATTTCCTACATGGATTAAGATTTTTCGGTTTTTGAAATCCTTGTTATTGGGATCTATTAGCTGTAACACTTCATGACGCTTATTATCGCATTTTTTATTTTGGTATTCTTTAGGCACCGTGCAACTCGTATCGCTCCACGCTAATTCGTAATCTCTCGCTACGATCGGCTTATCTAAATTGGGCGTGTCTGTGGGTTCTCCGCTGTTTTCTAAGCAAAAGCAACTAAAAAGCGCGTCTTTTTTTTCATAGTGTTTTATGATCGCTTTATCGCTTAAGCCTTGATCGTGCGTGCTTTCAAACACTCTAAAGCTCCCTAACATGCCGCTTTCTTTCTTGTCTTTTCGCACTAACGGCTTTAAATCGTGTTTTCTTTCTAATAAGACTAAATACATTAACTTCCTTTGTTTCTTGATATTTAAGCCAAATCAAGGCGTGGTTTTAAGGGTTATTTTTGGTGCAAAACTTCAAATCGTTTTCTAGCGTTTCAGCGTAAATCAATAACGCTCGCAAGTATTCTAAAGTTTCTAAATGCGCGCTCGGTCGTGTCGGCATTTCAATGTCGCATTTTATAGGCACTTTCACCTCGTGATAGATTGCCTTTTTAGCGCATGCGCTAAAGATTACGCTAACACCAAACGCTAAAAATAAAAGCTTCATTCTAAAATTTCATAAACTAACGCTTGAGAATGCTTATAAAACACCCAGTCGTTATTATATGCTGTCGGTAGGCTTTGTGGGGTTTGGTTAGCGAATTTAGCGTTATTCAAAAAGCTCGTTCCAAAACCTTCCGTGTTAGAGGTATAATTCACGTTCACCCATAAACCTTTATGCTTTCGCGCGAACAACGCTATTTTATAAGGCGCTTCTTCGCTTGGCGTTGTGAAAGGGCTATTCACTGAATAAACGCTCATGATTTTATTATTATGCAAGTTAACGGTTTTATTTTGATAAAAGCTATTGATGATCGGATACACTTTAGAATTAGCTTTCAAGCATAACACCATTTCACCCATGCTTTCACTGTATATCCCATTCGTGGATAATTCATAAGGCATGCTAAATTGCACGATATAACTTTTATTGTTTTTTAGCGTGATACTAGCAAATTCAAACAATTCCCTAAATTCATCGCTTTCATTTTGGAAAAAACTTTGACGCCCATAAACATAAATCCCTACAAACTTCATATTAACGCCTTGCATTCTTGGCGTGTTTAGTAGCGTTTCGGTGGCTGTTTTCAACTTTTCTAATCCCAACGCTAGAGTATTTTTAGCGTTAGTGAGCGCGGTTATAAGGCTCGTTTTTAGCGTGTTTCCTGCTTCTTCAAGCTTTTGTGTTTCGCTAACTCTAGCGCTTTGTAATTCCAAATTAAGCCGTTGTTCTGATTCTTGCCTTTTAGCTTCTATTTTGGTTACCAAAGCGTCCATTTTAGCCTTTAGTTCCTGTTCGCTGTTTTCATAGCCCGCTAACTTGCTTTTAATGGTTTGTATTGTTTCTATGATTTTTATATCGTGTTCGTTGAAGTTATCTAAAATCTCTAATTGGTTTAAAACTTTAGAAATTTGATAAATCCCCTCTAAACTGCTATAAACCTGCTCTTTGAAATTGCCGTTATTCAAGGCGTTTTCTAAATTGACTAAATCCATTTTACAACCTTTTTTTTAAACTATCTAACGCTAAAGCGCTCACGCTCTCCGCTCCCAAATACCCCACGCCTCCACTAATCGCTACGCACAAGCTTTGCGGCAATTGAAAAAAATAATCCGTGATTTCGTAACTTATCCATGTGATTAACATGCTCGATCCCACGCCTTGAATAAAATACATCGCTTTCTCCATCCTATTCTTAAAAACCTCGTTCCTTATGCTTCTAAAAACATACAAAATACCCACAAACAAGCCGATCACTCCTACCAGGATATACGGCATGAATTTAGAAATTTCAAACCCTAAAACTAAAGAATGCTGCATTATCTCATCTTATTTTTGAAAATTTTGATTTTAGGCTTCTCTAACTGCATGCCTTCTAAATGCTCGTTCAATAGTTCGGCGATCGTTTCTATCACTTCTAAATTCTTTTTTATTTCCCTTTCAAGCTTTTCGGTTTTGTTCATGTCTTCAAGGATCAAAAACAATTCAAAAATACTCAAAATACAAAACAAAAACAGCAATCCAGGAATGATTTTAATGATTTTTTCTTGCATGCGTTATCCTTTTACGCTAAAGAATTGAAGTATAAAAGTTCCATTTGTTCTAAAAAATCATCATCGTTTTGTTCCTTGCTTTTGACTTTCGCAATGAAATCCCTATAACCTCTATTTTTTAAAAGCCTTTCATTATTTCTTTTTTTAAACGCTAAACGCCTTTTTTTAATGTTGCTAATGTTCTTAATATTTTTAAAATGTTTAAAATGATTTATATTTTTCATTATAACCCTTTCTTTTTCTCTTATTTAATCACAATCAAGCGTGTTTTTTAAGGGTTAGGTTTTGACTAAATCCTCCATGTTGGTTTAGCGTATCTTCTGGCGTTATAGGTTTCTTTGATTTCTCGCTTTATGGGCGCTTTCACGCTCTCATGCGTTATCGCGCTCGCTAAAGCGTCTATACAATCGTCTTTTTTGAAGGGCTTATCTGGATTGAAACTAAAAAGCTCTTTTTCTATCTGTTCGGTGTTGTTAGCCGAATGACTAAACGCTAAAAAGCCCGTATTGTAAAAAGGCCTTATCGCTTTGATTTTATCCACTTTTGAAATCTTCCTACTTGGCGTGTAGCAAATAATTTCATCGTTTAATAATTCTTTATTATTTTCTTTGGCTTGTTGGTTGTGTCTCGCTAAGGCCACTAAAAGCAAACGATACAATACCAAACCTCCGCCGTCGCTCTCAATGTAGGTTTTAGCGTCCTTGTATTTTTCTTTGTGCGCTAGAATGTGTTTAATCGTATCTTCTTCGCTCCAAATCCCAAAAGAACAATCTAAAACGATGTACCTAACGCTTTCATTATAGTTTTCCACGCCCACGACGACTATCGCTCTGTTATCGGCGTTTTGGCTCAAGCTTAAAGCGTTATCTACAAAGATATAAGTGTTCATCTCTCCTAATTCGTGCGTAAAAACTTTTTTTAGATACTCTGGATCAAAATACCCACCACTGCTAACGATCGGATCTTGCTGGTATTGAGCGCTAAATTCATCGTTGCCCATTTGCAACCTTAAGGCTTCTAATTGATCCTTATTGTGTTTAGCTTCAAATAACGGCGTGTCTTTCTCTCTAGTGTGTTCAAAATCCTTTATCTTGTAGTGTTCTTCGTTATCGTTCAACGCTTTCAGTTGTATGATTTTCCATTTTTGGATCGTTTCAATATCAAATTCGCGCTCGCTCTGTAAAAACCCGCATAGATCATTACTGCCTAAGCGTTGCATTAAGATGGTTATATTAGATTGCGTGTCTTGCAAGCGTGAAATAACGCTTTCTTTAAAATTCATATTCACGTTATTGACTTCTTTTTTAGAGTTCATATCGCTCACTTTTATTGGATCATCGATCAGTATCTGGTTAGCGTGAAAACCCGTTAAAGCGCTTTTTAGCGTGGTTACAAACAAGCCTCCACCCTCTCGTAAAATAAACTCTCTTGAGTTGTTTTGCAAAAATTCTAAAGGCTCATCAAAAAAAATACTTTTGAAAAAAAAGCTATCCATTAAATCCCTTACTTGGTTGGCGATCTTTCTGCATAACTCATCGCTATAAGAAATATAAAAAATTTTCTTCGTTCGATCTTTGCCTAAACTCCACGCTATAAAGCATCTTGCGATAATCTCGGTTTTGCCATAGCTTGGAGGCATGTTCAAAATCAAGCGCCTTATTAACTCGTCTTTTTGGCATGTGTTAGGTTGCGTGCATTCTAAAATTTTGCATAAATACTTGATGTGCCAGTTATCCAAAAACGGCTTATTTTCGTATCGTTCCCACTTCAAGCGTAAGAATGAATAAAAATCACGCCTCGCTAATTCCCTTAACGCCAACTCTTTTAAAGCTCTTTGCTTATCCATTCACACACGCTCCTAAAGAAAAACAAACCGCTACGATAAAGCTAATCCCTAACGTTAAAACTAAAACGCTTATCCCTAACGTTTCTAAAATCTTGTTTAGCATTTTCTAGCCTTTCAATAATCTAAATTCTGCGCGCTTGGGTATTTTCGCCATGTCGTTTTATCGCTCGTTTTTAGCTTCTTATTGGGCTTGTTGGCGCTCGTTTTAGCGTTATTGTCGTTTTTATCGTTTTCTTGTTGCATTTCGCTAATCGCTACCGCTTGGTTGATTTTCTCGCTTTCGTTCGTGGTTTGACTTAACGCTCCTTGTTCGGTGTATTTGTGCGCTTTAGCTTGTAATTCCAAAATCTCGGCTTGTAATTTTTGGATCTGCAAGGCTTGGATCTGCTCGTTATAAGGCGCGTTCGCTTGGGCGTTTTGTTGTTGTAAGGCGTTAGCGTTTTGTATCGCTTCTAAAACGTCGTTAGTGATCGGGCTGTCCATGTCGTTTAGCATCAATGGCACTAAATTAGGCACTAGATCCGGTCTTATGGGCGCTAAAATCTTCAATAGTTCGTTCCAGTTATACCATTTTTCGTCTCGGCTTTCCGTCTTTAGTTGGGATTTCAAAATCAGATCAAATTTCAGCGGTCTTATCTTGTTGTCATCGCTAGAATTGATTTTAAAATACCGATCGCCTACTTTCCTATCCACGATCTTAAAAACCTGTTCTTTGGTGAAATACTCGCAAATAAAGCTAACCGCTAGTTTGAAAATCAAGCGATCCATTTCATCCGTCGCTTTTAAAAAGGTTTGTAAGCCCATTAAACCGCTTTCTTTCCTTTGCGCGATCGCAACCCCACTCTGCCTATTCACTGCCATGCCTAAGCTTTCATCATTTAGTCCCGCTAATAGCCTTAATAGTTGGCGTTTTTGTTCGGCTTTTTGGCTTAAAGCGCTCAAGTCCGCCTGGTTATTCATGAATTGAATCTTATGATCTTTTAAAGCGTTCGGTCTCACTTTAGCGATCGCGTTGTCTAAGCTCATGGTTTCTACAAATTCCGCTACATCCACCACAGCGTCCTCTTCAAACATCGCTTTGAAGCTTCCCATCATGTTACCCATGCGGTTTTCGGCGTAGTTAATGAAATCTTGCATGGGCTTAATATCTCTAAATAAGCCGTAATAATGGTTCACTTCGTCCGTGTATAGCTTGGATACGATAAAAGGGCATGCACCGTTCTTAAAAGGTTTTAGCTCGCTTTTGTAAATCCCAGCGCTCCGACTCCATAAATACCGATTCCATTCATAGCTTTGCGAATTTTGGTTGTATTCCTTATACCAGCTCTCAATCACGCTCGCTATCCTTTCGTGATTGGCGCTTGAATAATTCACCATCACGCTCTCACCAAACAATAATAAAGCTTCTTGCTCCGTGATTTCTAGCATCTTATGAAAACGCCTCGCGTCAAGCGCGTTCTTATCCGTAGAAAAATAATCAATCACAAAGCTTTCAGGTTTCAAGGCTTTAATATCAATTTCTACATTTTTTTCCTTATCTTCATTCACCCATAATTGGATCACCCCTAACCCACCGATCAAAAGGTTTTTATCTCGTTCTATCATCGCCTTATCATAGTTTTCTTGTTGTATAAAAACTTGTAGTAAGCTGTTCAATAAATCGCTTAAGGCTCTGTCTTCTTCTTGTTTAGGGCTTAATCGTATCTCGCTAATGCTTTCTATCTTATAACCTAAAATCTTATTCACGATCACTTTGAACATGTTTTCTACGATCGGCGTTTGCCCTCGATCTAAGATAATATTTAAAACGTCTTGCGGGAGTTGGTTGCCGTTGTAGTATTTCTTGGCTTCTAAAAATTCAGCGTTAGCGATTAAAGCCTTTTGATAGTCGTTAGAAAAATCGTTCTGTAAGGTAGTAAAGTCCATTGAGTTGCCTTGTTCTTTTTGCTTATTTAAGCCAAATCAAGGCGTGGTTTTAAGGGTTAGGTTTAATCAAAACCTTGTCATGATGTCAGCGTTATTTTTAGCGATGTTATCAATCGCTTCCCGGTTATTTACTCGTTCCTGTTCTCTGGCGTTATAGCGTTGTTTTTCTAGTTCAAACTGCTCTTTTGCCATTCTCGCGCTTTCTTTAGCGTTCTTGTTCTGCTCGCTAAAGTTGATCGCTCCCACGATCAAGCTCCCTAACCCGCCGATCGCTCCTCCTAACATCCCTAAACCTCCATAACCTCCCACGTTCTCCATGAAGTTAGAAAATTTAGAAGCTTTAGGCGTTTCTACTGGCTTATAATGATTCAAAAAATCGCTATAACTCGTTTTAGAATAATTCAACAAGCCGAAGTTTTTCGGCATGCTTTCTCGTGTTAGCGCTGGCGTGTTGTTAGCGTTTTCAGGTTTGAAATAGTTCGGATCGTTTAAAGGGTTCTTAAAAAACATTTTTTAACCTTTCTTAAAGTTTTCAATCGTTCTTAACTTTTTTTAAAGTTTCTAACATTTCAAAACATTTCAAAACATTTCAAAACATTTCAAAAATGCTTAAATTATTTAATACTCTACTTCAATCACGCTTGGCAAAAAGTATAACACTCTTAAGACGCCTTTCACATCGTTACCGTTAGCGCTTTTGACTTCTGCCACGACTACCTTATTGCTCGTAGCGGTGTAGTCTTTCGCGCTCGTGGCGTTCTTATTGTTGGTGGTGTTAATGTTTTCTAAAGTCAAAAAATAGTTTTTGTTGGTTTCATCTTTGAATCCCACGCTCACCGTTCCAGCCGTAGGAGAGCCTACCACTTCTAAACTCACCTTCACCACTTCCGCACCACAAGGCAAAGCCACTAAATCATAAACGCCGTTCTTGAATTCAAATTCCGCTTTTGCTAGATAGCTCACGCTATGGACTTTTTGTTTCATGTTCTTTTTTCCTTTCTTACTCCATGTTAGACACTAAACCGATCACGGCAAAATCTTGATTATCATAAGGCGTTACTACTCCGTCCGTGCTTTGATACTTAGCTTTAGACACGCCCAAAAGACAATCCACGCCGACTAAAGACTTCCTACCAGCGTCCACGGTTTCATCAATGTAAAACCTTGTTTCTTTAGATCCCGCTAATAACACCGCGCTAGCGCCGATCAAGCAACCGATCGAGATCTCTTTGTTTTCAACACTTTTTTTGGCAGTTTTTAACGCTCCTTTGAGTTGGCTTGGCGTTACGATATTACTAACATTCGCTTTATTCACGTAGCGTGAAAAATCGCTATCGCTCACGGTAGAATTGGGCATGCCTACATTTAGCTTATTCCACACGCCCGCATCAATCACCGGGCAATTGTCAATCACGCCCAAAAGCCCGCTATACAGCATGCCCTTATCTTCGCCTGCGAAGGCGTAAAGTTTGCGTAATTCTTTAAACTCGCTATCAGCCTTAAGTTGGTTCGCTTGATAGCTATCCAAAAAAATAATGTAGCTTGTGTTTTGCACGATCACGTTACCCACGCTTTGCATGCTCGCTCTAACGGGTTTAATCGGGAAAGCTTTAGCGTTGTTTTCTTTTAAGCCGTTTCGGGCGTGAAAAATCGCTTTTCTAATCGTGGCTACATTCATCTTATCGTTGTAAATGTAGTTAGTGAAATCGTTAGTCAAGCTCGCAACGATTCTTTTATCTCGTTCTTCGTTCATCCATGTTGTCAAGCTATCCACGCTTTCCTTAATGAAATCAATGCGTTCTAATTCGCTGTAAGCTTTGATCTTGGAGCGTAAGGAATTACCAAAAGCGTCCGGATAGATCGTCTGGCTTAAGATTTCTAAATTATCATAATTCGCTTCAAAATCCGTATTACCGCTCACACCGCTTCCGGTCAACTGCGCTTTAATGCGTGGGCGGAAGGGTTGTTGGTTAGCCACGCTAAAAAGTCTAACCCCACGATCCGCGCCGGTGCCTGTGATGCTAAAAAATGGGCTTTTTACCCAACTTGCGTTTTGGATTTCCCTACCGACTTCTATCCCTAAATTAGGGTTATTGGAAATGTTGTTGAAATTAATGTTATTGAGTTTTTCTAACATGATTAATCCTTAGTATCTTGTCATGATGTTTTCATTGTTAGCGTATCCTACACCGCTAACGCCATTACCTAAAGCTTCTTTAGGGAGGTTGTTTTTTTCTTCTTCTTTTTGTCCTTCTTCAGGCTTAGAATTAAGCGCGTTGAAATAATCTAAAACCGCTTCAAAAAACGCCTCGCCTTCTAACTTGTCAATTTGCTTTTTAATGCGGTTTGGGATTTCTTCATTATAAAAATCTAAAAGTTCGTTAAGGTCAATTTCCGGGTGTTTTTTCAAAAACGCTTCTTTGTCTTTTTCAATTTCTTCAGCGTCCTTGTCTCTTTGGATTTCATCGCTTAGATCCATCGCTCTGCCCACTTTGTCCGTGAGTTTTTCTCTTAGATAGTTGTTTTGTTCCGTGAAAACAAACCGGTAAAACTCGGGCTTGTTGCTAAAAAACAAATCTTCCACTTTCTCGCTCGTCTTATCCACCATGCGCTTAATGAAATCCTGTTCCAAACTCGCTTCCGCTTGTGCGATCTCTCGTTTCAAGGTTTCAAGCTCAATTTCTTTTTCTTTGATGCCCATGCTTATCCTTTCTTATTGATTGTCAAACTTTAGCTAAAAACTAAAACGATTTTAAGGGTTATTTTTTGTCAAAAAAAGATAACCCTATTTTTGTTTTTTTCTTTTTGATAATATTCTCTCGCTATTAGGATTTTTCTGTCGTTCCTAATAGCGGTTTCTTTTCTAGGTTTTAGTTTGGATGCGTTAGCATTTGAAAAATACTTCTTATCCTCTTGAATGGGCTTGGTTCAAGAGGGGATCTCCTAAACCCTTACCACTTTGCTAAAATGAATATTCTTTGAATACATCAGGCTTAAATAGTTCGTTAGGTTATCTTTAGCTAATTTCAATAATTGCTTATAGTTCGCTAAAACGCTAAAATTAGCTTCATGGTTAGGGATTTCCAAAAGACTACACAAAACGCTATACACTAAAACGTCAAGGCATATTTTAGGCAATTTCACGCTGTCTAAAACGTTATTCACCTCTTCATAAGTATAATACACCACTTCAAGCTCTCCGCTTCTAAAAGGCGTTACACTTAATTTATCGTTCAAAACCCATAATTCTAATTCTCCGCTATCTTTTTCTATGCTGTTACGGCTTTGTATTTCTTTTTTATCTAACTTCACGCTTTCTATCCCTAAAAGGTTGTTGATCGTTAAAAAGCGTTCTTCTTCAGTGATTAAGGCTCTTGTGATCGTTTTATTTAGCTTGAACTCCAAACAAATTTTTAAAAGCGCTTGATTGATGTTTTCAATGATGACGCTGTCTAAAATTTCATAATTCCCCACTTCGTTATCGTTCAATCGCTCTCGCACTTTGGCTACCACTTCGCTAACTTCTATCATTTCAAAATCCTTTCTATCAATTGCTTTTCTTTTTCGGCAAAAAACTTCGGCTTGAGATAATAAACGCCTTTAATAATATTCTTTTCATACACTGCTAAAAAATCCGCTAATAAAGCCTTTTGTGGCTTGTTTTCTGGCTCTTTGAGCTTTAGTAGGTAGTTTTCTATGCTTTCAATCAAAAGCGCGTTAAAATTGAGATTTTTAGGGTAATCTTTATAATCCAAATCTCCCACGCCTTCACACACTCCAAAAAAAGCGTCATTGAATTTAAAAAGGTTTTTTTCCGTAAAAGGTAGTTTTAGCTTTTCTTTGGCTTGTATTTCTTGCGTGTGGATTAAAACGCCTCTATAATCAAACGCTTCTAAAACACCGCTCACATCAAAAACTACGACTCGCATTATTTCAAGCCTTTCACTTTAGCGAACAAACGCACGGCGTAGTAAATCAAAACCGCTTTAAACACCGAGAACGCTTTCACTTCTAGCATGCTTTCTAAAAACAGATCGTCGCATTCTTTTCGGGTATGGATTAGAAAGTCTTGCGGTCTAGGGACTACCCCATTCAAAACGTCGCACATGTAGTCATGCAAGATCGCGCACTTCAAAGCGCTCCCATAGCGTGGGATCACAAAATTGAAACCCATATTCGTAAATCCATCGCTAGTAAAACCGCTCGGCACGATGAGTTTTTTTGAATGATCTTGCTTCAAATAGTATTCAAACCCTTCAACCAGCCTGAGTTTTTTCCCGTCGTTGCTAAATTCAGCCACGATCGGATCGCTAAACTTCCTCATGTCAAGTATTCTTTAATTTCAAATTTTTCTAACGCTTCTAAACTCGTTACAGCTTGTAGGCGTTCTTTTTCTCTGCCGTAAAACAAAATCAGATCGCTTTTGAATTTCAAGGCTTCTTTTGATAATTTCAATAATTGCGCTTTCGTGTGTTTCTTGTAGGTTTTGAAACCTATAACGCCGTTAATCACTTCAGCGCACCTAAAAACCGAATCAATGCCCGCTATCACTAAAGCCTGCAAGTTCGCTTGATCTTCTAAAGTGAGATCATACGCATGCAAACTCCCTAAAACCTCGCTTTTAAACTCTTTTAAGATTTTTTCTTTACAGATAGCGTTAATTTTTTCTATCGTGATCTCCTTGAGTCTTTTGAAAATCTGTTCTTTTTCTTTAGTAGCCAGTATTTTTTGATCCTCGCTTACTTCTATAGTTTTCATTTCTTTTAACTCCCTTGACTTTTTCAAGTTTTTGTTTTATAGTTTCAAAATACATTAGCTT